CAGATTCAAGCAGTTGTTCAATTTCCTTACACAACAATCTATGTATGTCTTTTGCATAATCAAGATCAAAATAGTTTTCAATGTAATCTACAATAGGAACAAGATTTTTATTTTTTACAGAGTGTGCTTTTATATCTGCATATAACAGATCACAATCTTTGTGTAATATATCATTGTAATGCACCGGATGTTGTTTGACATAGATTCTGTAAGGACTGGTATGTGATACAATAATTCGATCGTAAGTATTTAGGTCTGCTGATTCAAGTTGTTTTAAAATTTTGTATTCGCTACATCCAGCCTGTGCCAAATTGACAACATCATGTTGTTGCGACAGCATGTTCGGCCAACCTTGGCCCGGATGCTTGATAGTCCAATCTGCTGCAAAACTATCACCACAAATCAATATTTTCATTTAAATTACGATTGAACTACTGGGCCGAGAAAGATTATAACTAATAGAACAGCCATTTTCGCCGTCCTCTGACACTTCGATTATAACACAACGACCGGAGTAACGTGCAGCAATTTGGACATATAGGTCGTCGGCAATCATTTCACAGCTCTTGTAATCAAGTTGTAAAACACCGTCTTTGTATAAATTTTCTAACCAACGTTTGAATTGAATGAATTCGATATCTCGATCATTGTGGAACACATCGATCCATACTCTAAAATGGAATATATGACGATGAGGGCTGGCCAAAAAGCTAACATCATATTCATCGCCAGTGGCCAGTTGTGGATCGGTTGCGGCTGCCGGATAACAGTGGACGCCTTCCTTGCGGAATGTAACCCAAATCTGACGCCTGGCAGCTGCCTTAATACGTTCAATAGTTTCTCTTTGTTCTTGTATCATTTTTGCAATAACTCCATAGTTACAATTTTACCGATTGATTCTGACAAGTCTTGATCAGAAGTCACAATATGCAATTTAACACGACTTTCATCTTTGCGTTGATCATACCAACGAGTTTCAATAATCGTGCCACCATTGACAGCCTGCACACTAAACCTAATAGGATCCGGTAGGTCAATCCTATTGGTCTCATCGTCGTTCATTGTAACAGAATTAACCAGACCGTTACGACCTCTTCGACAAACCTTGGGTTCTTCCTCAAATCCTCTAATGTCGCGATTGAAATCCCAACCCCATTTCATTAAATTTGACCATAGCCATCTAATCATTTGATTACCTCATCTTTGGTGTATTTAGACCAGTCAGTAAAGATCTGACGTTTTTGCAAATCGTGTAGGCTGTGGCACCACACTCCAGGATTGGTAGCGGCAAAGTCCTTATCGTCAATTTTGACAACAGCGTTGTATCCAAACTGTCGAATGTAAGGCAGTTTGACTGAAATCATTGGAATAAAATTATGGGACTCTACTAGGCCGGATTCCAACAAGCCTTCGGCCTGTGCATGATCCAGATCTAGAGTGCATAACCATTTGTCTTCCAGGCAATCTTGAATCATTATTTCCCAATCACGCCAAGCATCAGCATCATTGATGGCTAATGCTGGAAAACTTTGATTGGCACCAAAGTAGATGTGTTCGCAGTCGTTGTTCAAGGCTTCTTGTTTGATAATTTGGCTATCTTGTAGACCCACTACAAACAAAGTGCGTAGCCCAAAGGCCGACGTGTGCTCTACTTCAGTTCCAATAAAGAAACTTACGTCGTTGTGTCCATCTCTATTCATTGTATAATTCCGGAAAAATTGAACGGTGTGTTTGATTGGTCAGTTGATCAAATTCATCATACAACGGAAGATATGTATGTTGTCGTTGACTTTGTGCCAAGTGTATTTGATCTAGTAACCTTTTTTGCAGTGGCATTGGTAGTTGCTTACTGTATTCAATGTTGTTGTGATTTATAGATTGTAACACATGTTGAGCCACAGAGTCAAATCCATGACCTCCAGATTGGCTCACAATAAAAATATTATCCGGAACAACATGTTCGAGCGCAACATCAATGGCTTCACTGATACCAACTGCGCTCAATGGAAAATAAACCATATTTGTTTGAATGTCTGAAAAATCCTTGGACAATTGATCCAAGTTTGATCTGAATTCAGACCAATTAGCGCCATTACGGATATATTCAAATCGGTGTCCTACGCTCTCAAAACTAATTACAAAAGTCACATTGATAAAGTTTTTTAATAGTTGATAAATTTTACTGGTGCCGATCAAAGTTAAATTGGTTGTTACTTCAATTTTGACAGTTGGGTTAATCTTCAACAAGCGTTCTAGCAGATCAAAATTTTCTTTAATTAAAAATGGTTCGCCACCAGCCAATTGTAGAAATTTTAGATTAATTAAATCTTCATCGCTCACAGTGGGAAATATTCGAAACTTTTGAGTCATTCCTCTAAGGTCGGCCCATTTACTGCTTAAACTGGGACCACAATACACACAGTTGAGATTACAGGTATTGCTCCACCGCAGATCCAAATGTTCTAGTTGAAATGTGTTAGCCGCATTGAGATCGTGAAAAAAGTCATCGTATTGATATATGCTTCTACGACTGTTGACATCACCGCTGGCTTCTCGATCCCAACAGCTTTGGCAACTTGGATGTTGTCGATCATCAATGACAGATTTCCTTATGTCCACAAACACCGTATGATCTTTAACTTCTTTGAAGTTGCCAATCGACACCCTGGCAGTGTTGATACAACACACTTTGCCACTGCCGTCAGGATCTAAACTCAAACCAGCCCAAGGTGCCGCACAAAAATTCTTTCTCATTGGGCCTCTTCATACAAGGCATTGAATTGGCTGTGTGCATTCTTGGCTTTCTTGCCTTTGAATCCACGTGTGCCCACAATGTCCATCCAATAACGATCGTAGTGTTCAATAATGGCTTCGGCTTCGGCACGGTCTGTGGTGGCAAAAATAGCATCCACAATGTCTTTAAATCTAGCATGGTCACCTTTTTGGTTCCACATCATGGCTGGCCACGATCCGTTATCGTATTCACGATTAGCACGTTGAACTGCTTCAAGATGCATCCAAACATTATGACCCATCAGTAACGCATAACTGAAACTATCCCAACTAGTCTTGCCTTCTTTACCGATCTTGTTTAGATCGCCGGGCTTGTAGTAACAAATGTCTTTCATTTGTAACTGTAGGCTGATTGGACTTTCATCAAAGTGGTCGATTAACTTATCTGCAACCACTGCTTGGCCGAATGGTCTAGTATCTGTGCTGTATTTCTTGTCATCCACAATGGGGCTCATTCTATAACACCATTTATCGTTGTGTGGCAAGTCGATATGATGATACACCTGACCATTTGCAGTCGCTAAAAATGGACTGGCACAGTCGAATGAGATAGTAAATGCCGGATTAACATACTTACGAACAGCACGTTGGATGTCGGTGAGCAGGACTGCCCACTCTAGTTTACTTGTGCCCAAGAAGTGCATCCAATCGTGAACGCCTTCTTTAAGAAGGCCATCGTGGCGTAGAGCCACAAGTCGACGTAATACCAAATGAACATCACACATGTTCTGACCACCCATGGACCAACCATCAAAGTGAGTGTCTGGATAAATCGTAGGATCACAGTAGTGCTTCATGGTTTCGTACCAACGATCAGCGTCGGCATGATTGGCACCTTGCAACACGTTCAGCACTTTCATGCCACCGTTCTTGGCACCTTTGCGATGACGCATATAGTAATCGTTGTTATACTTGGTTGCAGCCACTGCTTCTTCCAGCGTGGTAATACCACAAGCATCGCTGGCTTTCTTGTCATGTATGACCCAGGTTGGAATATCTAGGGTCATTCCGTAGTTGGCAATGCCATCCAACCATTTGAGCACTGCTTCACGTTTCTTCTGTGCAGCATCCAGGAGGTTCTGATAGTTTTTAGCATGATCAATCTTGATATACTTGGTGTTGCCGTTTTTGTCGTGCTTGGCGGTACCGTCAGGTCTGAGATCTGGCCGATGTTCAATGCCCTTGGCTTGTAGTTCAGCCATTTTAGACATAACTGCCGCACTCGTCGGATCACGCCACTCGCCCTCCCATAGGCCCTTGGCAATTTGGAATCCACCTGAGTCGCCCAACATCACAGTGCCAGCCTCACGATTGCGAACCATGTCTTCGGACCAGTCCTGCTTTGAGAGATCAAGATTGGCATGACCACCTGAATACAATGACCACCGGTATGGAAACAGACCTTTGGCGCTGTTGAGCCAGTTCATCTGTTCCATATCTTTAAGGCCTGCTGGCATACGTGCAGGATCAACATAAGGTCCGTTTACTGGATCACGCTGTTTACCTATATACGTGGCATAGAAGCCACTTATAGCTGGTAAGAACACAGCGTAATCGTTCTGTTTGGCTGTTAAGTTATCTTGGGTCACTTGCTTTGCGCTGGAATAATGTAAGTGTAAGTGGCCAAGCCCGAATCGACTGTGATTTGTGCCGCACCATCATCACTGATACGCATGACTTTGTCGCCAGTTAAATCAAGAATACTGATAACTGTTTTGATAGGCCATGACCATGTGCGTTTGAGAGTGCCGCTTACACCAGGTTGGAATATAAAGTTACCAGCGTGTGTGCTGCGGTCACCAAAGAAAAACTTTAGATCGCCATTTTCTGTTTTGGCTTGAAAATTAACTTCTTCAGCATTGGCCTGTGCCTGCATCTTAAGACGTTGGATTGCGGCTACAGTAGGCTCAAATTCAATGTGCCAGTTGACACCTTTAAATTTAACTGTCTTGGCTTTTTCAGTCACAATCTCACTGGCCATAAAGCGATAGGTGTTTTTAAAATCCTTAGTGGCATTTTGAAAACTGATGCCATCGGGTTCGCCTGTGGTTTTCTTTGTAACACTGAGTTCGGCACCTTCTTTATACTCTGGTAGATTCAAAAGAATATTGAGTTTTGCCAAGTTTGGCATGCCAAATAATCCAATAAATTCTGGAACTGGGTTGGCATACTTGCCCTCTACTACTACGCTACGATCTTCGGCTACACCAAAGATATCAGTTGACTTATCGTCACCGGTAATTTTAACCAGGTCAATACAACCTAATTTCAATGTATGTTCTACTAAGTCTAGTAAATGATCTTTCATATATTTCTCCTTGTGTTTGATTATACGTGGTTTATTTAGATTTTGCAACGGGTTTAGGTAATATTTTTGCCAGGCTCTGGCCGCCGCGTAATGAATTGAACTCGCCAGATTTTTGAAATTCTATCCATACACTAGGGCCACCAGACTGATGACAAAATATTTCTTCAAATCCTAAATAGTTGGCCCAGCCTCTGACCAACGAGCCCGGTGTGTAACCAGTAATACCTTGTTCAACTGCTTGCATAGCCTGGTAACGATCGCAATCATTAAATGTCATAGCCAATACGCCACCGGGCAACAATTTTTGATAGATTTCTTGAAGGTATATTTTTACCAATTCAAATGGACGATAATCCAAGTAGTTGTAGACCAAGCAAAAACCAATTTGTTGATCCGGCAATCTGTTCAAGATTGGATTGTTAAACGACTCTTTGATTGTGTAAGGACGCAGTCTATTTTGATATACCGGATTAAATTGTTCTATTGTGGGCTCTAACAAGTAATGACTTTCGTCCACTAGATATAACGGATCGCTGGCTGTCATATTGTGTATAAATGGCTCCAGCATTGGATGTATAATCATAGCCGGGTGCTTCCAATCGCAGTAATTGGCCACACGACTTTTCAATGCTGATTCTGTGTCAGAATCTCTTTGTAATGGTTTATTACGATGTAATCCTAAGTAGTCCTCGGTCTGTGCATAGTTGGTTTCGAGATACCGTTCATATTCGGTATAATTTCGATGTAGCCACGACTGACCTTGTTCAGCGATTAATTCTTCTACTTCGGATTTTAAATCTGTTAACTCTTCATCAATACTAACAAACACTGATTGTAACGCATGATTTTTTTCTTTAAGTCTTTGTTGAAATCCTGAATCAACACCGGCCTGAGGCATATCAACACGATCAATAATCAACTCAAATCTATTACTAGATTCATATTGAAGATCTTGCATGGTCAGCTCTTCTAAATGATTATTTAGGCGTATTAATTCAGTTAAATTCATGTTACCACTCAAACAATGTTTGGAAAGTGTTTTCTGTGTTGGTTGCGCTGGCCAAGTCCCATTCCAACACACCTAGCAAGTTGTCTAATTTTTGATCTACTACTGTGGCTTCCATTTCGCTGTCAGCAAACGGAAGTTCTTTAAACCATTGTGGCAGGTGTGTTTCGTCTGTGGGATATCCGATACTGGTCCATCCTAGTGGATTTTGTTTTAACTTGCACACAATGGTTTTCATGCCATCCACAATCTGCATTGAATATTTGTCGCCGTTCATCCTACGCAGATTGTTCCAGTTGAGCGCGGCTCTCACATGCCCTGGCATGTTGGCTTTGCCCAAGCGTTCTTCTTCTTTGCCATATTTGGTCAAGTTGTTCACACGTTTAGGACTACCTTTCTCCCAACCCGGACGCTCTTTAAACACGTATTTGAACTCGCGAATTTTTTCAATGATATCTTCACGACTTGTGCCAACCAGCACCTCGTTGAGAATTTGACTTAGGAATTCTTGAATAACCTTAGGTGTGTCTGATCGTTTAAGATCAAGACCCATGGCCTTGACTTTGCCAGGCGATCCGTGTGTGTCTACACGTTTATTCTCTTTGTCATAATACATGACAGCATAACGCTTTTTGGTAATAAACAAACCCTTGCTGGCCACAATCTCGCGACCACCTTTAATAACACTACCCATTTCTCTAGGCACATGGAATGCAGTTTCCATGAAACCAGGAAAGCTATCATTGACTTGGTCAGCAATACTGTTATACAGTTGCACGGCAATTTCTCGATTCCACGTCATATTGCCTGCTTCTATTTCTTTTTGCAATACAGGATATGCAGTAAAATAACATGAGTCTGTGTCGCCATAAATGATTGCTTCACCCACATGATCATATTTGCCAGTGATACATTCGTTTACGTGAGCATCCATGTGCCGGGCAATTGAACGACCAGTAAGTGTTGTTGACTGTCCAATACGTTTGTCAAAGAACCTACAGCCCGGGTTAAGAATAGCCCCGTAGAGACTATTGAGGTTAATCTTTTTAACCAATTGGCGTTTGTCCCAGTATTCTTCATCTTCTGGATTTTTACATTCTTTCAATTTGGCCTGCATTTCTTTACGTTCTGCATACCAACGCTTTAACAAACCAGGAATAACTGCTTCTTTTTCGTAAGTAAAGATTGTGCCGTTGGCAGTGATCATCCAAGGTCGGTTGCTATCAAAAATTATCTTCCATACATCAGCGGCACTGTGAACTGATTCTTCACCGTCTTTCCAGTCAATGGTAATTTCAGTGCCCAGCTCTGTGGCCATTACTGCTTCATATTCTAAACTGCCAAACAATCCTTCCCATGCTCCAGCAAAACTACTACCGCCTCGAATCTTATCACCGATATAACGATCAGTCATTATGGGTCTGAGTTGTCCTACAATGGTTTCCGGCCCCATGTTTAGTGCTCTAATAGCACTGGGATACAGCGAGTTGATGTCAATTGACCCTACATACTCGTGGATGCCTTTCTTTGGAAATGCAACATAGGCGCCAGCGGCCTGGGTGTCCTCATCACTGTAACGTTCTTTGCGATTGGGCACAACCATACCACGTTCGTGTGCTTCGTTGATAATGGCCTGCTCAGTCACAGCCACAGCACCCATTGTTGTTTGTAGTAAAACAGTATTTTCATGTGCCAGGGTGTTGGCTAGATCTAAGAATTTTAATTTCTTGTCCAACTTGGCAAGAATCATTGTGTCTTGTCTGTTGTATTCAATAAACTTTTTAAAGTTTTGATTATATAGTTGATCCAAGGTACCTTCAAACACTGTTTTGGTTTCTTGTAACTCGTATTCGGCAATGGCATCTAAACTATAACTGTGACGTTCTTCATAGGTGTATTTGCGATACAGTTGCATATAGTCCATATGCACACGACCAATTAAATCATATGTTTCGTTTTCTGCACCAAAGCGTTCAAACACACGCTTTTTAGGATATTGATTCCATAGGCAAAACCTGCGTGTGTCGTCTTTGCTGAGAATACGAGTGACACGATTCACAGTATAAGGAATATCATAGCCCTCACTATTCCAACCCGATATTGCATCAGCGTCTTCGATTAGATCCAAAAATGTTTTTAACATTTCATCCTCACGTTCAAAGATGATACAGTTTTCAAACTCCTGGGCAATCTCATCTGCAGTCTCGCGACTCATATGTTTGGGTGGAACAACTAGTGTAACCATTTGCGCTAGCCATTGCAGATACACTGAGATAGCTGTAATAGCGTTAAATGGATCAGTTGTTGGTGAGAAGCCACGTTCGGGATCGAAATCAACTTCAATGTCAAAGAATGCTACGTTTAATTTTGGACCATCTTGGCCTTTGTAGTTTTCTTCCAAACAACGAAAAATTGGATTGATATCACTCTCATACAGTTGTTTGCCCGACTGTATGCGAATTTCTTTGCGAAACTCTTTGTTGTTGCGAGTGCTGAATCTGCTGACAGGTGTACCAAATAAACTTTGGAATTTACCACGAGGATCTTCGTAATAAAAGATGTAATTGGCCGGATATTCCTGATAGACTCTACGTCCATCCCTTCGCTCAACTACATGAATACGATCGTGTTCACGATCAAATAGTGCATCTACATAACTCAAATTTTTCTCCGTTTATGGCCGGTTAGCCATGATTCATGTTCCTTACGAGAACGACTCGATTGTTGTAAAACAATATTTATAGAGTCTTGCCCACGCTGGTCAGAATTGTTTCTAACAATTCGTGATCTTGTTGTTCACGACCAAATTCAGCCTTGTGTGCCAAGCGGATGGCTTTTTTAAGCACGTTGGGTTTGATATCCATTTCCTCGGCAATGGCTTTGACTGTGTCGTTGAGACCTCCTGTTAAGGTTTCAATTTCCATCATGACCTGCATGCCTTCATTGATGACCTGTGTAAGTTTAGACTGTTCTGCACCGCTAAAAATTCTACTATTGGACATTATATTCTCCTGTGTAAGTCTTATTATTATACACGATTATTTTGGAAAGTCAACTGATTAAGTCAAAGATTTGGACAATTGACTCTTCGTTTTTTTGTTGGCATTGATCAAAGAATTTGCCAGACAGGATATGATTTTGATTATATCTGCTACTATCTTGTGTTTTATTTACTAGTTGTTCTACAGTAAACTGATTCAAATCGTCAATCAAAGTAATAATGCTTTCTGCCCTGGATAAATTACCCGGGTCCGAATCCCAGGCAGTATCAAACTTGTAATCAAATTGCAAGCCCAAATTTTCTAAAGTGCGATATGTTTCGAATTGGCCCACAGGCACAAATGCCGTACCACCTAGCAGACATTTTAAAGTTTTTTCCGTGACAAATGGTCCAGGCCAAATATATTGTTCTCCATCTTCGACCATGCCACTGTAGTGAAAACTTTCGTTGGTAAAATGAACAGCACAATCTTGGTATAAAGGTTGCCACGGATTTCCTGTTATCCGTTGACGGTTATGAGCAGTATTATCAAAGTTGTCAATTTTTATTTCTTGATTAAGATACTGATCGCGAAACAGTTGTGTTAGTTGATCTAATTTGGAGTTTCCAGTTGCCTGCCACCCATGAACGTTTTTTTCTTCAAACCATGAATTCAAAGCTATTAACGATGATTCTCTCGCGACATTTAACAATTTACTTGTGATCCATGCCTTGCTTTGGCTAATACGATTGCACACTGCACTGAACTTATATTGAGGATTTGTTTTTTCTTTGATGCCAAACCATTTGTGCATTTGTTGTAACTGTTGATGCCAATAAAAAAATGTTAAAAAATGCACACCCGGAATCGTAAAATTATAACTTTGCCCGTCGGCCAACACAATAATTGGACCTGTTACCTGTTGTTTTTTTAGCCAGGCTATATCTACGGCTTCTAAATGAAAACTTACGATATAATAATCGTATCCAGCAGGCAGATTTTGAGTTGACCTAGTTATAGTTGGCCAGCGTTGAAATAATGCAAAATAGATTCGTTTATTGGGTAACTTTGTAATCCATTCATAGCCTGGAAAAGAAGGAATGGTATCTTGTGTTCCTTCTACCGGTAACGGTACTAGCATCTGATTGGACATCTATTAGTTATTATTTAAAAATGGTCACTTTAAGTTTCACGGTAGCGAATCGTTCAACTAGGCCAGCACCCGGCCCACCTCGCAACAAGTTGCGGTCCTAAGGTGATTCTTTACGTTGTTCTAAATACTTACTTATATCTGCGGCCAGTGATATTTTTCCTGGATATTGAGACTTTACTCGATCAATACTATCAATTACTAAATTAAAAGTGTCTTTAGTTCTGTCTAAGGCATTATTGTCGTGCCACCAAGCTGTGTTCCAGTGTCCCCAATCTGCAATTTTTTGATAATTTATGTTGGCTTGATACTGACTGGCAAAATTGGCAAACAATTCAATTTCTTGATAGTTATTTTTTTGTATGCAAAATCTAAACAACACAGGGTTTTTAAAATTGTTCTTTACAAAATCCAATCCGGCCAATAGTTCATTCCAGTCTCCGCCTCTGACTTGAGCATAGATTTCGGGAGTGCTGGCATCAATACTGACTGCAAAAGATTCAATTAAATGACCAATATTATTAAGCAAGTCTCGATTGCGATTGATCAATGTTCCATTGGTAGTAATAGTTAACTTGAGATTATTGTGAGGATAGTCTCGTAAAGACTTTAAAAAAGCCAATCCGCTGTGGCTTGCAAAAATCTCACCGCTTTCAACGGGGTGAAGGTGTATAATTCTTGTAGGGTTGTCAAGAGCCCACTGTTTTATATGTTCATACAATTCAATTTGCTTGTTGATACGGTCTGAGTGCTTTTCAATAATGATGTCTTCCCTGCAACTAGGACATTTCAAATTGCAACTTCGATCCATATCTAACTTGATAGTTTTTGGAAAATCCGGAGTAGGTGGCATAACAGTCGGACGATCGGGCAAGGTAGCCAAGTGAGCACAGGACCAGCTACAATAAGTAAAATCTTCATCAGCAACTGATTGTCTTACACGGTCAGCTGCTTCACTTGACCAAATATCTTGTAGGCTATTTTTGTAAATGTTGCCAATGGTGTAAGGCATAAATGCTTGACAGTCACACAACTGCACATCACCATCTTGGTCTATTTGCAAAGCGTCAAACGGCATGCGACAAAATTTTCCCTTATACTTGGGTTTTTTGACCGGACTATATTTGTAAAATTTTAAGGTGTCGATGTGCATACAAATTTACTTAGCACTTGTTCAATCATGGTGCGTTCTATTTGATACCAATCTTCATGTATTGCTCGTATGCACCGTCTGTATCGTTTAGTATCAAACGGTCTTGATACAAGGTCTGACTCAATGGTAAGTTACTATCAAACTGAGCAAAATTCTTGTATTGATTTTTAGCCCCAGGATCCTGATTACGGCCTTGTAATACTACTATGGTATTGTCGGGTATATGATCCAGCCATTTGAGGCTGGGTATGTTGTGACAGCTGAGATTGATTACCAGGCCATCTGGACCCAGTTGATCATAGTTTAAATCGTTGGCATCTTTCAACATGGGCTGTGTTCGGTCAGCCAGTCCCAACTGTTTTAATCTTTGTTGTCCAATGTGCAGTGAATCCCGATTGATTTCGTCGTTTATGATCTGATCAAACGTGATATACTGTTCTAGCATAAACAACATCAATGCCACATTGCCGTACCATGATCCTAGTATGTAGATAGTGTCATAATGATTCTTTATCTTAGACAGTTCTACCACTGCCCAAAATCTTTCAAGATTGAGATTTGGACTGTCACTGCCCGATAGAGTATTAGGAGCTACTTCAGCAAGGCGAGTAAGGATTTCTTGGGCGATCATAACCGTCGTCTTCGGGATATACGGGATACGGGTTCATTTGCCATCCACGTGTAGTTGTGAGCCTTTGTTGAAGCTGGGGCTCCATGGACTGTTGGCAACACGGCCACCTTTGCTTTGGCTCCAGGCATAGCCGGCTCTATGGCCTGAACAGTCTTTGGTACAAGTTGATCCTAAGAAACTGAGTTCGTTTAGGTCATCTTTTAAAAACGTATCGGCAAATGCCTTGCATAATTGTTGTATTTTGGGATTACGTGTGATTTGTATGTGATACCGTTTACGTATCCGTCCCTGGCTAGGGTCTTGATAGCCAGCATAGACTTTGTGGACACCAACTTCGTCAACAAGATCACTACAGTTGATGCCCGCACGTTCAGCCATGTCTTGAGTGCATGGACTACAGGTTGTAATGATAATGCTGCCCGCAGGAATCTCTCCAAATTGATCATGATAACGGTCAATGGCGGCACGTTCACCGTGAACTCGTCGTCCGTCTCTGGCAGGATAGTTGACACCCATTACACAACGGTTGTCGGGATCTAATACTGCGGCTGCAACCATGCCGTATCGGTTGGGATTTTTCTTTTGTCCCGCAATGACCATTTCGCACAGACGCACTAATATACGATCTAATTTATCATGGTTACGAATTCGAAAGTCGTCGAGTATCATCAGGCACCAAGAATTTGTTTTACTTGATTGACATAAGCACTGACATCACTGGTGCCAATTTCGTCTACATCGCCTACTCCATACGCCACTTCTTCGGCGGCCTGCATGACTTTGTCTGGACCAAACCGCATCAACAGATCTGTGTGTTGTGTCATAATTCTATTGAGAATGGCACGTTCAACTGCATCGCTGGCAGTGCTGGAACCTTCCGCCACACCTTGTTCGCCATGCTTCTTGAGATCATTGGCAAATTGTTTTTTAGTTGCCTTTATGATTCCTGCAAAACGTTTATCACCACGCTCATAGTCACCACGCTTGTCGGCAGCACCAGCATCAAGTGCTGCGGCTGTTTTATACTGTGCCAACTTGTCGGTTGATAATTCGTTCAAGCCGCCTTTTGGTTTTTTGTGATGCTTCTTCATGTTGATGGCAATGGCCGCCTGCTGTGCTGGACTGCCTGCTTCTGCTACACCTTGATTCTTTATTTGTTTTCTTTTTAACTCTTGCTGTTTACGAAGTTCTTGATATCGTTGTGTGTTACTGTTGGATCTTGCAGGATTGTCAAAGTCTTTGATTTTTTCCCAAGCACCTTTGAGTGTATCGACTACGCTTTCGTCCAGTTGGTCATCACTAAAAGCCATGAAGTCATATGGCCCCCAGGGTTGGCCAGTGCGACCGTCATTGCCATCTAGGTCACCGTGTTCATAGTAGTCATCGCTATAGATTTCTACACCATCAAAGTCACTATTGTAATCAATATGCAGTTTGCGGGTAACACCATCAGGACAAACAATGCCACGATTCAACAGGCGTTCAACATCTTCCTTGCTCTTGATGCCTTTTTGTAAACTGCCAGTATCAAATGCGCCATTGTACCAAGCACTGGCCAAGGCTTGGAAATAGTTGCCCGAGCCGCCGCCCTGCCCGGGCGCAAATTCATTCACAGTAGATTCATCTACATCGCCTACTGCTTTGGCACGATTGTATTCATCGTAACCGTGATACACTTTGGCTTTGGCTCGTGAAACTCGTGATTGCGGGTTCTGTCTATTAGATACTATTTTTGCAATCATTGGATCAATCGGTTCTGGTTTGGTCTTTGTTACAGGTTGTTTCTTTGTGACAAAACCCAATAGGCCTTCATCAGTACCAGTTCTACTCAACACGCCTTTGTTGACCAATTGTTTGGCCAATGGTTTGAAATCTTTGTCTTTCATTGCAGCCTGCGCTTGTTTTGTCAAGTTAGCACGATGTTGAGCAATGTCAGTTACGTTGCTAGGTTCATCAAATCTTATACTGGCTGGTGGTGGATTACTGTTGATACCTTGAACCTTTCTTGGTTGCGCCAAGTCTTGAGCCATACGACTTATAGCATCAGATTTTGTTTTGGCATCACCGGGCTTGCGCTTGGCCTGTGGTTGAGCTGGTGCGTCTGCTGGTGCTAAATTAACAGACTTGGATCTAGTTGGTTCAGCATCATCGGCACCTTTGGATGGTGTCTCTCCGCCCATTTGGCCAATGGCCTGTGCTAGTTTTGCATTGGTTCGTTCTACATGCTTTAACTGTTGCTCAAGACGGTCATTTTCGTTGTCTAGACTGCCAATTTCTTTGCCTTGTTTTTGATCCAGGGCCACTAGTTGTTTTAGTAGCTGATCTTGTTCAGTATTGGCACCTTTGATAGCGGCCAATTGCTGTTGACTTCGCTCATTAGAGTCGATTTCACTTTTGGCCACAACTTCTACGTCGTTTCGGGCCGCAGGATATTGAGCACGAAGTTTTTGTAATTCTCTAGCAACCTTGACGTCACCTACAGTGGCATCTAAATCACGATCTGATCTTTTTTTTTCTTGCAGTGGTGGTATAGACATTCCTGGCAGTTCGGGTTGAACTGCTTGATTCCAACCTAATTTTTTTAACACAGTTAGCACTTCGTCCCCACTGGGCAACACACGATAGATAAAATGATTTTTAAGTGAATCGTTTTGTAATCCGTCGTAGTAGTCGCTGATCAGGTCAATACCTTTTTTATCCAATATAATCGTGTCGTCGGGGTTGGCAAACTCTAATGTGACACTAGGAAGATTACCCATGTTGGCTCGAACAATGCGTTGGAAGTTGCCTACGCCAAATGCTCTAGGTGACTGCTGGTAGCCACCAAATGAATCTGTTTCTTCATCTACCGCTTTTCTTTTTTTCTGTTCTTTTTCTTTTTCTACACGGCGCTGTTTGGCCTGTTGAATTCCAGCCCAATGCTCGCCTTGACCAACAATTCCTAGATCTTCCACATCACGATCATGTTTGTCAAGCATTTGTCTTATGTCATATTCTGATTCAG